GCAGGCTGTCATGAATCTGTGCTTTGATGCGTACCTTATTACGCAGAGAGCCATACACGGTTTCTCTCCAGATAGCGTAGAATACCTGATTGATAATTCCCACGCTCAAGTTCTGCGGCCCATGAGCCACGGCTGCGTTCAATGCTTGCTTGCTTTTAGCTGGGTCATTGAAGAAATAACGTGTCCACCCAAGTTGGCTAGATAGTTTCTTGGTGAGAGAAATCTCACGCTTAAGCGCATCATACCAATCTCTCTTAACTTCTGGGTAGGCTTTCTCATACGTGTTAAGTAGATGCTGGCAGATTTGTACAAGCGTAAGTTTAGCTGGGAGTTTTAATAGCAGTCGCGCTTCTGCCACAGCTTTTGGCCCCATTGTCTCTAACAGTACTCCAGCTCCCATACAATAATTAGCTCCGTGACCTACTCGCTTAGCAAGCTGGCGTAGTGGCTTGTCTACTTCTTCGTATGACACACCAAAGAAAGCACTGGCATTTGCTTTGTGATAGTCTTTATCAGACTCAACTAAGTTAATTAGTGCAGTGCAGCCTGACATATAACCTACGCATCTAGCCTCGCTCTGAGCAAAGTCAGATTCAGCCATGCCATCCCAGCCGTCATCAGCAATTATCCAAGACTTAATTGCATCGCCTTGCGGAATGTTTTGAATTTGCAGCCCTGTCCAGAAAGAACTTTCCGTGCTGGCCAGGCGCCCAGTGTCTGTGCCTGCTGGATTTGTCTTGTAATACAGGCGCCCGTTCCAGAACTTGTCCCACTTGAAATAAGTAGACAGGAGTTTAGCCTGTTTACGGTACGCAATAATAGCAGATATAATTAATTCGTTGAAAGGATGTACAGCCGCGCACGCGGTCATGGACTTGGCATCTGCACTCTCCACATGCTTCATGCCAAGATTCTGCAGTACTCGCTTGCACTGATCTGGGCTTGCTGGATTGAACTTATCCCCAAACCACGCGGCTAGCTTGGATGCCTGCGCTTCTAACGCTGCCTCAGAACTAGCTTTGCGTTCGTCAAATACTTTCTTATCTAGGCGCAGACCATCAGCCTCTTGATGCAAGCAAGGAAATACCAGCGGGAATTCAATCAGGTAATTCTTTATTGCCCACTTCGGAACTTCCATAACTAGTGCTGCCCAAGCATGAAGAGTTGCCCAGCAATCTCTGGCATTGTATTCAAATAGATCATGCTCACTACCAGCACTGGCGTCATCTTTCCAGAATCTAATTTTCCGGACTGTGAATGCCGTGATAAAATCTAGGCGCTTCGGCAGCTCACTGTACCAGCCGTGGAACATGTGCTGTGTGTCGTATAGATAGTTAGTGCATGGCACATTCCAACGCAGAAAGTAGAGGTTATCATACATTCCATTCTGCATTATCTTTGGCACATGGTTACTGTTTAGTTGCCGCACAAATGAATGTGCAAGCATATCTTTGAAAGGTACGACCACGCTGTGTGTAGTTCCGTCTGGCCAAAGACCGCAATAACCAACACAATGTATTCTACGATCAGGATCACCAACGTATGTTTCAATGTCCACGCTGATAAGTAATGCGCTCTCAAACTTGCTAACCAGTGCATCGCTGTCTGAAGGTGTCCAGATTTGGAATGTAAATGGGGTCTGTGGAAACCAATTCTGCGGAGCCGTGATCTTGCTAACGAAACGCTTAAAGACAAATTGGCCCTCTGGAGTAGATACCAGCTGGATAAGTGGATTGAGAATGAGGACGTCAACATCTTTAGTATGGTTAAGTTGGTGGGATTTGATAGTAAAGAAGCTGCCAGCATAATCATCTAATGCTAGCTTGCGCTTACTGCCACGCTTGTCAACTGGATGCCTGAAATCTGGCTGAGTCTTTAGCAAGGTTACAAGCGTAACTGGACACGTGCAGATTATCGCGTCTGCATCTGCTATCTTCACGCGCGCGGCTATTGCAGCTAGGAATTCTATAGGCTGTTTAACTAGCTTGCAGCTATGCGTTGACAGCATAGGCTGTAGCCGTGGGATATATGGCACATCGAAGTCTGTAGCAAATAAAATAATGTTCACAAGTTTCCCTCATTGCTTTCTACGTGCGCTTCTATCAAAGCCTTTATCCTGGCCACGTCATCAGTAGTCATCTTTCTCTCTAACCAGGGAGCTGGGCGCCCGCGTCTATCTAGTACTGCAAACTCTATATCTGTGTAGCCGTTGGCATCCCAATCACTGTCACAATTGGGGCCAAGTGCTGGCTGCTTAAAGAAGTAAACACATTCTATGATGCATGGGATACCTGAAATTCTTGTATCTATTTGATCTGCCATGATATGCTCCTAAGGATATTAAAACTAGACTACCTAAACAAAACGCCCGCAAAGCAGATTACTCTACGATGCAGGCGCTTCAGTTAGTACTCTGGAAACTTACTGCTTACAGAATGATCACATCAGATAGGCGGAAGTTGAACCTATCAGCATCCTTTTTATCCGCAACACGAACTAAGCTAGCAGCAATGCTAACCTTGTTAATGCTTTCCAAGACTTCTGAGAAGCTAGAGCCTCCGAAGTGTGCAGCAAACGGAGCCATGCTCTGCTTAAGGAACATCATGCCAAACTCGTTGACAGTGCCATCCTTCTTAAGCGGCGAGAAGAACTCTGTGAACTTCATGCCCACAGCAGCTTGGCTTTCCTCTGCTGCGTTCTTAACTTCGTTAATGCTTTCGATCGTGTAAGCGAACTTAATATACTCGTTGCCGCCATCACGCTCTTCACGCGTAGCAGTAACTAGCAGATTGTAATGACCAGTTGGCGGCGTGCCCATTGGAGGCAAGTCTTCCACATCGTCCATCTGCATATCCATCAAGTCATCAAAATTAGTAGCCATGTTATATATCCTTAAAAATTAAAAAACAAATTTGTGTGGGTCAAGTAAGTAATATCAATATCAAATAAGTAAAGTTCCTTTCTAAAGTGCAGAGTGAATGATTACTGTAACACAACATGATTGCCGTGTCAAGCCCCTTTCTTTATCTGCTCAAGCTGTCTACGCACGTTTAAAGAGGGGTAAGAGCGTAGTGCTACCTTCTTTGCCGTTGTCAATATCAATAGGAAGTCTTGAACCAGTTACGATAGTTGGACTGTAAGTGCTTGAACCGAATGCGCGATGCTGCTTGTTAAGCACGGTGCAATAGATTACTGCATCAAAATACTTTGCCACTGTCAGACTCTGGTTCCGCGTCCCGGCTACAGGTACAATCTTTTCCCTGCCTTCAAGACTTTCACTCTCCAGTTCATGCGAGATAACTATCACGTTAAGATCAATTACCTGGATAAGAGATAGGATACTCTCTAGCAAGTTTCCCTGCTGCGCATAGTCACCATACGTAGGCTTGTAGCTTTCGCCATCTGGCTTCATGCGCTCTTTCAGAGTTGCCCGGTTCATAGCAGACTTGCTAAGTTGACTGAGGCTATCTATTACTACGATGTCCTTGTCCCCTAACTTAGACAAATCAATCTCATTAACTGGCTTGCCTTCTTTAGCGCAGATAGGGCAGTTGATCTTGCCGTGCGCTTGGCAAATCTTCTTGGCACCTCCACGGAATACATCGCGCAAAGTATCAATGGCGATTGGATACATGGAGTGATCCGGGATTGTAATCACGTTGATGTTCTTACGAAACTCCGGCGCCAGGATGGCAGGATTAAGCAGAGTTTTAATGCCGCTCTCCAGATCAAAGAAGTGCAGAGTGTAGCCATCTGCTGCTAGCTTACCAACTAGTGCAGTCTTGCCTGACTTAGGTGGGCCATACACCATTACTTTGGTGCGTGTTGATTGGTTAAGGTCATTTAAGTTCATAGTAGTTACTTCTTTCTAGTTAAGTTCTGTCATTACTTTGGCCTGTTGCCGGGCCACAATCTCGCTCAGTGTCGTAAAGTAATCCAGTTTCTCGATGGCATCTAGCTGTGCCCGGCCAGTAACTGGTTCGAGGTCTGCAAACTTAACACCGAACACGCCGCTTGGATCAAGTTCACACTTGCCATAGTATTCACAGGGACGCATGAAGTCAAAGCAGCTAGCCCCACGCATTGGAAAGAAGTCTAGTTCAGCATAGCTATCTAACTGCTGGTGCATAAGTAGTTGATCTTGCAACCAGCTAGCCTTCTTGACTGCACTCTTAACAAACCTATGCTGTATCCATTCCTGCATAGAACTGCTATAGATTGTGTACAGTACTTCGAACTCATTGCCACCAAGCATATCAATAACAACTGCATAGCTCAGAGCTTGGTCACTATTGCTATATAATGCTGGATGCACAGAGCGCAAACCTGTTGTCTTATTTTCCTTGACAAGATAGCTGCCAGTTTCTTTATGTTGCAATAGCTCATCAATGTGCCCAACATAGAAGTGCCCATCTTCAAAGTCAATTGCAATGTTGGCTTCTATCTTGACAGTCTCGTAGTCTCTCAGATTAGTTTCCTCGTCTACGAATACTGCATACTTTTCAAGCGCCCAGATAGCGCCTGCGAAACTCTTGCCCGTAGGCTTGCCGCTGCCATCTGCATAAGTACCTTTTGTTTCAATCTCCAGCAGGTCAATGTCCCACGCCAGGAACGCGGCCCAGATAGCCGCGCCCTGTGCCTGCTCCACGGATTCACCTCGGCCAATGGCAGCATCATACTCTGCTACGCCTGCACCAACTGCATGACCAAAGCTAAAAGTTACTGATTGAATACGATCACTCGCTCCAGTAGCAGCTTGTAACTTTTTAATCTGATACTTACGTGGACATGCGTGTAGAACAGACTGCATTGAATAGCTAGACAAGTTGCCATGTGCAACTAGCTGGCTGTAATTATCCTTGAGTACTTTGGTGCTGGTATTTGTTCCCGGCGATGCAGCAAGGAAGTCATCAAGCACAGCAGTTGCAGTTAAGTTAGGCATGATTATTCCTGCTCCGCTGC